ACTTTAGATGCTTCTGGTTTTGATGAACTATTAATTAGAAACAGAGGAACTATTACATCAATAATTAATTCAGCAGTTAATGAAAGAGGGAGTAAAAACTTAATCTAATGTCAGGTGCTTTTCCAATATCTAATGCTAAGTTTGAAACTTTAGGAATAAAGTCTATTCAAAACACAATTATATCTAAATCTCAATCTGGTAAGAAACTTGCTAGACAAATAGATGGTCAAAGATTTGGTTTTACTGTTCGTATTATCACAGGAACAAGAACAGATGTGTATGGAGAGTTAATGGCATTTATTGTAAAACAAAGATCAGGTAAAGAAAACTTTACAATATCTCCACCAGAAATAAAAAATGCAAGAGGTAATGAAACAAATACTGTAAGAGTAAATGGTGTTCATGCTGTAGGAGATACAACAATAGCTATGGACAATCATCATAATGATAACCCTCATGCTTTTAAAGCTGGAGATTTTATTAAGTTTGCATCACATGACAAAGTATATATGGTTGTAGCAGATGTTCAGGCTTCTAGTAATGCTTCAACAGTTACAATAGAGCCACCTTTAACAACAGCTTTAGCAGATGATTCAGTTGTAACATATGATAATGTTGCTTTTACAGTACATTTAACAAATGATATTCAAGAGTTTGGTGCAGTGGGAACTACTAAAGATGGTGCATTGTTATATCAATTTGAATTTGATGTAGAAGAATCTTTATAGTGAAAAAGTATAAAATAACTCACAAAATTACTGCCGATTTTATTGCTGAAGCTATTGTCAATGAAGATGAAATTGATAGTAATATAAACGATTTAAAGGATTATAAGAAACCTAATAGTAAATTTGAATATACTATGTTAAAAGGTACAGAAAGTGTAACACAAACAACTTACGAAGAATATGACAAGAAGCCTAACGACAGCAGTAAAGAACGAATTAGCAACAAATGATATTAGACCAGTACACCTTATCACTATTGGCTTCAGCACTCCTGTTAATATTACTGATTGCTCCTTTTCGCTAACATCATCAGTTTCAGGTTCATCAGTTACTTATACTGCAAGTGATTTTATATTAGGCATATCTAACCATACAGAAGAAACAGACATAACAAAATCAAGTGTTAATATAAATTTATCAGGTGCAGATCAAACATTTATATCAACAGTTTTAAATGAAAATGTCGTTAATGATAGTGTAGATATTTATAGAGGATTTTTAGATAGTTCTAGTGCGTTAATCTCTGATCCATTTTTATTATATAGAGGTAAAATAGAAAGTTTTGAAATATCTGAAACAGATAAAACAAGTGCAGTTGGACTATCAATAGTTTCTAATTGGGCAGACTTTGAAAAGAAAAATGGTCGTAAAACTAATAACACATCACAACAAAGATTTTTTAGTGGAGATGTAGGTATGGACTTTGCATCGCAAACAGTACAAGATATTAAATGGGGTAGAGAATAATGGGTTTTGGTGGATTTGGTGGAATAGTAAAAGCAGTAACAAGAGCAGTATCATTTTTTAAAAGTGCTAATCCTCTTGTATCTTTAGGTGTTACATTATTTCTTGCTTGGGCATTAAGACCAAAAGTTCCTGAAATAGAAGATTTTGGTACGAATGAATTTGATGATTTTGAACGAGGTATATTATTAAACAAACAATCTAATGACGCAAATATTCCTGTAATTTATGGAGAAAGACTTGTTGGTGGAACTAGAGTCTTTATGGAAACATCAGGAACTGATAACACCTATCTCTATATGGCCATCGCTATGGCAGAGGGAGAGATAAACTCAATAGAAGAAATAAGAGTAGATGATAAAGTAGTTACATTTGCATCTGCATTATCTGATGGTACAGAAGTTGAAGTAGGTAGTGGAGATAGTAATTTTTATAAAAATTCAGAAAGTTTAATTAGAGTAGAACCTCATTTTGGTACAGATGACCAAACTGCATCTAATTTACTTTCTACATTATCATCTTGGGGAAGCAATCACAGATTAAGAGGTATTTGTTATTTAGCATTAAGATTTAAATGGAATCAAGACGCATTTACAGGAATACCAAAAGTACAAGCTAAAATAAAAGGTAAGAAAGTAGTAAGTTATAATTCTAGTTTAGTTGCACAAACTGCGGCTCACAAAACAAATCCAGCTTGGTGTTTGTTAGATTATTTAACAAATGCAAGATATGGAAAAGGTATTGCTATATCTGAAATAGACTTACAATCTTTTTATGATGCGTCAGTAATTTGTGAAACACAAGTTACACCATATTCAAGTGCAAGTGATATTAATATATTTGATACAAATACAGTTTTAGATACATCACAAAAAATTATAGATAATGTTAGAGAATTATTAAAAGGTTGTAGAGGTTATCTTCCATATACAGGTGGTAAATATAAATTAATTATTGAAACGACAGGAACTGCATCAATAACATTAACAGAAGATGATATTATTGGTGGATATAATTTATCTATTCCAACAAAAAATGAAAGATACAATAGAGTTATAGTTGGTTTTGTAAATCCTGATAGAAACTTCCAAGTAGATGAAGTTCAATTTCCACCAATAGATGATAGTAGTTTGCCAAGTGCAGATCAACACGCAACAATGAAAACTGCTGATGGTGGATTTTTGTTAGAGGGAAGATTTACATTTAAAACAATTACATCGCCATATCAAGCAGAAGAAATGGCAGAAGTTATTTTAAGAAGATCAAGAGAAGCAATCACACTTGGATTAAATGTTAGCTTTGATGCTTATGATTTAGCCATAGGAGATATTGTAAATATTACACATAGTTCATTAGGTTTTTCTGCAAAAGCATTTAGAGTTATGGGTATTACATTTAATGAAGATTATACAATAGGATTATCTCTTGTTGAGTATCAAGCAAGTCATTATACTTGGGCAACAAAAACACAAGTTAGTTCTACACCATCTACAAACTTACCTAATCCATTTACTATTCAACCACCAGCAAGTGTAACTTTATCAGATACATTAATTGAATATAATGATGGAACTGTAATTGTAGCTTTAGATGTAGCAATAGGTGCTTCTCCTGATTCATTTATAGACTTTTATCAAGTAGAATACAAATTAAGTACAGATTCTAATTTTATTATTTATGCACAAGGTTCAGGATTAAATCATAGAGTTCTTAATGTAATAGACCAATCTACTTACGATGTAAGAGTAAAAGCTGTTAATACATTAGGTGTTTCATCTACTTATGTATCTGCACAAAGAAAAATAATAGGTGCTATTGAACCACCATCAGATGTAACAGATTTTTCATGTAATATATTAGGACAAGAAGCACATCTAGGTTGGGAGCAAATACCTGATTTAGATTTAGCATATTATAATTTAAGATTTAGTGAAGCAACAGACGGAACTGCTGATTGGCAAAACTCGGTTGCATTAGTTGAAAAAGTATCAAGACCAGCAACATCAATTTCAGTGCCAGCAAGAAGTGGTACTTATTTAATAAAAGCTGTAGATAAATTAGGTAACTTTAGTTCAAATGCCACTGCAATTATATCTAATGTTACAGGAGTTTTAAATTTTAATTCTGTAGCAACACAATCAGAACACCCAACATTTGCTGGAACTAATACAAATACAGTTATTACAGATAACGCAATAGAGTTAGATTCTTCAGAATTATTTGATGCGGCTAGTGGAAATTTTGATGATGAAACAACTAGATTCTTTGATTCTGGTGTTGCTAATGCTGACTTTTTTGCAAGTGGTAATTATGAATTTGCAAATGTTATAGATATTGGTGCAAAACACACTGCTAGAATTACAGCTTCATTGACTCAAACAGCAGATAACCCTGATGACTTATTTGACAATAGAAGTGGAGATTTTGACGATGCCGCTTCAAACTTTGATGGAGATGTTGCCGCTAATTGTAATGCACATATAGAAATAGCAACAAGTGATGATAATAGCACATACACAGATTTTAGAACATTTGTAATAGGAGAATATGAAGCTAGATATTTTAAATTTAGAGTAGTATTAATTTCAAGGGATTTATCTTCAACTCCTGTAGTATCAGCAGTAACAGTTTCTATAGATATGCAAGATAGAATATTTAGTGGAAATGATATAAGTTCTGGTGCAGGAACTAAAACAGTTACATTTACAAATCCATACAAAAGTGCTAATTATGCAGTTGGTATTACAGCAGAAGATATGGCAACAGGAGATTTCTTTTTGGTAGAAAATAAAACTATTACTGGATTTGATGTTACATTTAAAAATTCAGGTGGTTCTGCTGTATCAAGAACATTTGATTTTATTGCAAAAGGATTTTAAAAGGAGTATAAGAAATTATGGCACAACATGACATGAATATCGCTAACCAGTCTTTTCCTAGTTTTAGGACTGATTTAAATAATGCACTTACAGCAATTAATACTATGCAATCTGGTACTTCAAGACCAAGTGGTGCGGCGGCTGGTACTATGTGGCTAGATACAACTTCTGCATCAACTCCTACTATTAAGTTTTTTGATGGGTCAGATGATATAAGTTTTGCAACAATAGATTATTCAGCAAATACAGTAAATTTTATAGACTCAACTGTAGCAACAGACTTAGTTAATGATACAACTCCACAATTAGGTGGTCAATTAGATGTTAATGGAAATGCTATAGGAGATGGTACTTTAGAATTATTAAAATTTATAGAAACTGCAAGTGCAGTAAATGAAGTAACAGTTACAAATGCGGCTACAAGTAATGCTCCTGAAATATCTGCAACAGGAGATGATTCAAATATAGATTTAAAATTAACACCAAAAGGTACAGGTAAATTAAATTTAGATGGTATTAAATTTCCAAATGCAGATGGATCAGCAGATCAAGTACTAAAAACTGATGGTTCAGGAAACTTATCTTTCGGAGAAGTATCAGGTGGAGAATCTTGGCAAGCAGTTAAAACATCTACTTTTACAGCTACTGCTGGAGAGGGATATTTTGTAAATACTACAAGTGGTGCAATAACTATGAATCTTCCTGCTGGAACTTTAGGAGATTTTGTAACATTCATAGACTATGCTGGAACTTTTGATTCTAATACATTTACAATATCAGCTAATGGTTCTGAAAAAATAAATGGTTCTACAGATGATTTAACTGTATCAGTAGAAAGGTCAGCCAATACTTTAGTCTATACAGATAGTACACAAGGTTGGTTGTTAAAGGCTAAATAATCATGGCTACCTATAAGCAAACAGTTGGAACTGCTGTTACCAACTATGCTGGAGATAAACCTGGTGTTGTTGAGGGAGAACTTTGGTACGATAGCACTAATAAAGATTTTAAATATCAATATCCAAATGTAACATCAGCAGGTGCATGGTCAACTGGCGGAAGTTTAAATACTGCTAGACAAACTGTTGGAGCATCTGGAATTTATACTTCTGCTTTAGCTATTGGGGGATCAGCGCCTCCAGGAAGATTAGCAATAACTGAATCTTACGATGGAACAAGTTGGACTGAAGTAAATGATTTAAACACTGCAAGAAATAATTTAGTTGCTGTGGGTGCAGATAACACTTCATCGTTAGCTTTTGGTGGTGCTACAAACACTGCTAACGCAACAGAAACAGAGTCATGGAACGGAACAACTTGGACTGAGGTTAATGACTTGAACACTGGTAGAAACTCTTTAGCAGACTCTGGTACAGTTACTGCGGCTCTAGCTTTTGGTGGAGCAACATCTCCACAAGGACAAACTGAACTTTGGAATGGAACTAACTGGACTGAAGTCAATGATTTAAATACTGGAAGAGGTTCATTAGCAGGAGCAGGAGCAAGTAATACAGCTGCACTAGGTTTTGGTGGTGGCCCTCCTGATGTTGCAATAACAGAACAATGGAATGGAACTAGCTGGACAGAAGTTAATGATTTAAATACATCAAGAAGAGCTTTAGGTGGAGCAGGAAATTATACATCAGCGTTAGCTGTTGGTGGTGCATTTCCTCTTAAAGGAAACACAGAAGAATGGAATGGAACAAGTTGGACAGAAACAACTGATCTAAGCACTGCAAGGTCAGAATTAGGAACTACAGGAACTTCAACTAATGCATTGGCTTTTGCTGGAGCCGCTCCTAGCGTGTCATCAGCAACTGAAGAATGGACAGGTGCAGGTGCGCCATTAGGTGCTTGGTCAACAGGTGGAAGTTTGAATACTGCTAGA